TATCAAGGACTTCTTCGACGAGTTCCGCCGCTACCACCGCAAGAACGGCAAGATCGTGAAGGAACATGACGACCTTCTCGACGCCGTGCGATATGCGTCTTTGTCTGTGCAGCGGTTCGGCGTCAGCAAGGGAGAGCTACGTCTCCCAGAGGTGTACGGCAAACACGCCATTTCGTTGGCGCCAGACTATGACTTCTGAGGAGCGCGCAGAGTACGGGCGCCGCTGGCGCGCCGCTAACAAAGAGCGTTGCAAGCAGTACGAGGCCGCAAAGAAAGAAAAACCTTGGTTCAAGGAGTCTTGTAGGCGCCGCGTCAAGAAGCACTACGAAAAAACAGCCGAAGCGCAACGCGAGCGCGCCCGCCACTGGCACAAAGAGAACCCTGAAAAGTCTTTGGAACTTAGCGCGCGTCGTCGCGCCGCGCTCCAACAGCGCACCTCGCTGTTGACTCCCGCGATGGTGAAAGAAATCCAAGCACTCTACGCCGAGGCCAAGCGCCTCACAGAAGAAACAGAAATCCAGCATCACGTCGACCACATCGTGCCGCTGCGTGGCAAAACGTGTAGCGGACTGCACGTACCTGGCAACCTACGGGTGGTTCCGGCTCAACTGAACCTTTCCAAGGGCGCTAAGATCGACTATGAGTTGACGCCACACGCCTTTAAGCCGGAATACACCTGATGCCCGAAATCAAAACCGAAGAGCTTACTGAGGAAGAACTGCTGGCATTGCTCGAGCAAAATCTCGAGTCCGCGGACACCTACACCGAGTCGCTGATCGGCGAGCAGCGCGAGGATCAAGGGCCGCAGCCAGCACGTCAGTCGTGACGTGTTTGACGCTGTCGAGTCGACCAAGGCGCTGATGCTCGACACCTTCACCGCCGACCGGCGCGTGGTCGAGTTCATGCCGCAGACCAACCAGGACGTGGAGAAGGCGCGGCAGGCGACGGCTTGGGTCAACTACCTGTTTTACCGGCAGAACGAGGGCTACCAGATCCTCCACGACACCGTTCACGACGGCCTGGTGGCGAAACTGGGTGTAGTGAAGCGGTGGTGGGACAGCCGCGTCACCTACACCGAAGAGCGGTTCGCCGGCCTGTCGGAGCCTGAGTTTGTCGGCCTGGCGTCCCAGCCCGATGTCGAGATCACCGAGATTGAACAAGAAACCCTGCAAGAGGCGGTGGTCGATCCGGTCAACGGGATGCTTGTCGCGCCCGCCGTTACAATCTACGGTGGTAAGCTCAAGCGCCGCATCGACAAGAGCCAAGTGCGCGTCGTCAACTGCGAACCCGAGCGGCTGTACATCAGCCCGCGCGCCAAGTCACTGGCGGATGCCGACTTCGTCTCCTACCGCCACGAAAAGGAAATCGGCGAACTTCTCGAGGACGGCTACGACCCGGAAAAGGTCGAGAAGCTGGACGAGGAGATGGATCCGTACCGCGACTCGACCACCGGCCGGGACAGCTACGACGAGTTCTCCGAGAACACCCGGATGAGCGACGATCACCCGAACCGCTCGTTCGTCACCGTCTACGAGAGCTACATCCGCATCTACGACCCCGCGGTCGACGCGCGCTGCACCGCCAAAGTCATCCACTCCAAGCGCGTTCTGCTGGACATGGAGAAGGTCGAGAGCCACCCGTTCCGCGGCTGGTGTCCGTTCCCGATCCCGCACAAGGCTGTGGGCCTTAGCCTGGCCGACGTGCTGCTGGACATCCAGAAGAGCCAGTCGTCGCTGAAGCGCAGCGTGATCGACAACGCCTTCATGACGAACACGACACGTTGGCTTGCCAACCTTTCGTTGGTTCGGAACCCGCGCGACCTGATCGACAACAAGGTCGGCGCGGTGATCGACGTGAACGCGATGGACCCGACGTCGGTCGTCCAGCCGCTGAATACGCCGCAGATCAGCCCCAACGTCTTCACGACGATGGAACTGCTGGAGCAGGAGAAGGAGCAGCGCAGCGGCTCGAGCCGTATGTCGAAGGGCCTCGACTCCGACGTGGTCAGCAAGCAGAACAGCAGCGACCTGATCACGCGCTATATGAATGCCAGCAACCGCCGCACGATGGTGATGGCGCGCAACTTCGCCGAGTGCTTCCTCAAGCCGCTGATGTACGACCTGTACCGGCTGTCCATTGAGAACGACGCCCAGCCGAAGATGGTGCAGCTGGAAGGCCAGTTCGTCGAGATCGACCCGCGCGAACTCAAGGACCGCACCGAGATGGAAGTGGCCGTGGCGCTCACTCCTGACGCCCGCGCGGCCGAAGCGCGCACTCTGACGATGCTTGACCAGATGTGGACGGCCAACCCGCAGGATCCGACGCTGGGCGGGATGTATCAGGTGCCGCAGCGTTACGCGCTGCTGTCGCGCGCGATGGACCTGATGGGCCTGAAGGGCGCCGACAAGTTCCTGCTCTCGCCGCAGACGCCCGAATACCAGCAGGGCCAGCGGCAGGCCGCGCAGAAGGCCGAGCAGGACAAGCAGATGGCGCAGCAGTTCGAGATGAAGAAGCTCGAGTTCGAGGACCGCAAGGTGGCCACTGGCGAGCAGAAGGTACAGATCGACGCCGCCAAGCTCCAGATCGACGAAGACCGCCTGCTGCTCGACATCCAGATCGCCAAGAACGACTTCATTCTCCGCGCGCAGCAAGTCGGCGACGAGGCAGAGAAGTTCGACACGGACACGGCTCTCAGCGCGATGGAGCTTCGCCACCGCATGAAGGTGGAAACGATCCAAGCCGAGAACCAACGCATGGCGATGGAACACAAGGACAACAGCTGATGGACTTTGACAAGGCAGTAGCCGCCTTCCAGCGCAAGATGAAGGGTCAGGACTTGGCCACCGTCAAGCGCGAGCAGTACCGGGCGATGATCAAGGATTACACCTCCCTGAAGTACGCGCCGGCAGTCAACGGCGAACGCCGTGAGCGCGAAATCACGCAGGAGATGACCGACAAGCGCGACGAGGACAGGAAGGCCGCCGATCTCGACGTGCTGACCGACAGCCTGATCGGTTTTGTCGACATCGAACTGCCGCCGGCCCAGCCGCGGAAGGGGAATCGCAAGTGAGCATCGACCTGACCCCGGTAACTGACGCCCAGCACCTGGCCGACCAAGCTTCGCGGCTGCTCCAGAACGATGCGTTCAACGATGCGTTCGCCAACCTTATGGCCGACCTCGAGAAGCAAATGTTCATGACCGACCCCAGCGCGGTGGGGGAGCGTGAAACTCTCTACCATCTGCACCGCGCATCGCAGATGTTCGTTAACAATATCGCATCCCGCATCAACCATTTGGTGTTGAACGAGAGCGACGATTGATTTAGATAGGAGACTTGAGTTGACAGAGCAAACCCAAGCGGACTCTGCACCGAGCGTAGAAGAGCGTTTGGCCGCGGTCCTTTCCAGCCCCGAAGTATCGGACAACCTGGACGCCGAAGCCGATGATCAGCCCGACGAGGGCGACGCAGTAGTTGAGGACGAGGTTGAAGCCGATACCGAAGAGTCCGAGGAAGCCGAAGATGGCCAAACCGAGGACGAAGAGGGAGAAGCCGATACCGAAGAGGAATCAGACGACGACTCTGAACCCGACGACGCCAAGGAACCCGAGTTCCTAGAGATCGACGGAGAAAAGGTCGACGTTGAAGAGGTCAAACTCGGATACCTCCGTCAGGCCGACTACACCAGGAAGACGCAGGCAGTCGCGGAACAACGGAAGGCCGCCGAAGATGAACGGCAGTATTTCGCTTCCTCGCTGAACAGCATCCTGACCGCCGTGGGCGCCGACATTCAGCGTTTCGAAAGCGTTGATTGGGAGCGCGCAGCAGCGGAAAACCCTGACCAGTACCGTCAGGCCAAAGCTGCGTACGAACAATCCTCTGCTCTGTTCAACGGCATCCGCCAGCAGACTGAAGACTTCGTACAGCGGACCAAGCAGGCGCAGGAAACTGCGCTGAAGGCGCAAGCCAAGGAATCCGTGGCGATCTTGAAGACCGCCATCCCTGGCTGGAACAACGAGTTGTACGCTCAGATCGGCGAGTACGCCCAGAATGAACTGGGTTTCAAGCCGGATGAGTTCAACAACATCGCCGACCACCGCGCGATTCGGTCCATCTGGCTGGCCATGCAGTACGACAGGGGTCGCAAGGTAGCTACCGAGAAAACCGTCAAGGTGGCGCCTACTCGTACATTGTCGGACAAGAAGGCCGCAGAAGCGAAGATCGTCAACAACCGGAAGCAGAACACGAAGCAGCGCGAGCGGCTTCGGCAGACGGGCAAGGTCGATGACGCAGTGGCACTCTTGGCCAATCGCTTGAGGTAACACGAATCATGGCTACTATCACTGGGGTCGCAAAGACCTACGATCTCGTCGGCAAGCGCGAAGACGTCGAAGACATCATCTACGACATCTCGCCGACCGACACTCCCTTCCTTTCGTCCATCGGCACCGGCAAGGCCAAGGCTACTGTTCACCAGTGGCAGCAGGACAAGCTGGACTCGCCGGCCGCTAACGCGGTTGTTGAAGGCGCGGCAGCTGGTACTGCTTCGGCCACCGACACGACCATCAAGTCTGCCAACACGCAGATCTTCAAGAAGGTCGTGGAAGTTTCCGGCACTTCGCAGGCCATTGGTCTGTACGGCCGCGCGGACGAGCTTGCTCGTCTCGTTGCCAAGAAGGGCAAGGAACTGAAGCGCGACATCGAGTACGCGATGGTTGGTGCCGGCCAGGCAGGTACTGCCGGTAACGGTTCGACCGCCCGCCAGCTGACTTCGGCGCAGAACCAGATCGCTGCTGCGACGACCAACAGCAACGCGGGTAACCGCGCCTTCACCGAAACCATCCTGCTCGACGTGATGCAGAAGGTGTTCACCGCTGGCGGTATGCCGAACCAGCTCCAGGTGACCCCGTCGCACTCGCTGATCGTGGCTGGCTTCGCTGCTGCCTCGGGTCGCACCCGCGACTTCGGCATGCAGAAGAAGGTCGTGAACGCGGTTGACCTCTACGTCTCGCCGTTCGGCGAAGTCGCAGTGGTTCCGAACCGCTTCCTGAACGCCAACACTGCCATGGTCCTCGACACCGAGTACTGGAGCCGTGCGGTTCTGCGCCCGATGTCGACCACCGTCCTCGCTAAGGACGGCGACAGCGACAAGCGCATGATGCTGACCGAACTGACCCTCGTTTGCGAAAACGACGAGGCGTCGGGTCTGGCCAAGGATCTGACTGCCTAAGTCGGAACTGGGGAGGGTCGGCCTTCGGGTCGGCCCTCTCTCCCCAATTGAAAGTTCAGAGATGTCCGACGAAGTCAAAACCACCCTCGAGTTTGACGCGGCGGAAGGCAAGCACGTCCTTCGCCACACGCAGGACGTGTCCTCCATTCTTGACGCCAATCGGCGCGCGCAGGCCGACAGCATCGGCTCCCGCTTTGGCGACTTCGCTCGCGTGGCCAGCATCCCGATGGCGGTCGTGCTTGAGTGGAAACAGAAATACGGCATCAACGCGATGGCGCCCACGCCGGAAGACAAGATCCGCATGGTTGCGTTGCTCAACGATCCAGACTATGCATATCTCCGCACCCGCGGAGGTAAGCTGTGAGCGTCGCTAACTACAGTGAACTGAAGACGGCAATCGCCGACTGGCTGAACCGGGACGACATCAGCGATGCGCGTTTGGCCGATTTTGTCTCGTTCGCTGAGAACCACATCTTCCACAAGCTGCGCATCCCGACGATGGAGCGCATCGTGCTGTTGGACACAGACAGCGACGGCCTGGCATACATCCCAGCCGACTTCCTCGAGGCGAAGGACGTGTTCTTTAACGACTCGCCGCTCGAGCGCATCTCGCTGACCGATCTCAAGACCCGCGGCGCGCACTCGGGCAAGCCGTACTACTTCGCCCGCGAGAGCGGCCAGTTGATGTTCTGGCCCAACCCTGGCGACACCACCACGACCGGCGACGATCTCAGGATGGTCTACTACGCCGAACCGGATCGGCTGTCCGGCACCGTGGCGACCAACAGCGTATTCCTGCTGTCGCCGGATCTCTATCTGTACGGCGCCTTGGTCGAAGGCGGGGTCTATCTTGGCATGAGCGCCGATAAGGTCGGCCTTTGGAAGGCCAAGTTCACTGAACTGATGGACCGCCTGACCGAACACGCTCGCCAGGCTGAAACCTCTGGCAGCACCGCTACGATCCTGAGCGGGTACTAAGTGGGCAGCGGCTTCTTCTCGCAGAGCAACCCTCCTCCTCTGGAGCAGGAAGAGGGAGGTACTCCCCCCGGCAACGTGGTCGTGCAAGAGCCGACCGGCGTAGACGGAGCCACGTCCAGCTTCTACGGTCGCGGCGCCTCGCCGGCTGTGCAGGCGTTCGAAGAGGACGCGCGGCAGGCGGCGGAAGCAGCAGCCGCGAGCGCGGCCGCCGCAGCCGCCAGCGCGGCGGAAGCAGCAACAACGGCTGTGCCAGCCGGCGGCTCCACTGGCCAAGTGCTGACCAAGCTCTCCGCCGCTGACTACGACACCTACTGGGCGGTGGGCGGTGGCGGTGGCGGCGGCGCCGGGGTCTGGGGGTCGATCACCGGCACCCTGTCGAGCCAGACCGACCTCCAGACCGCGCTCGATCTCAAGCTGGCGACGGCAAACTTCACCTGGACCAACTTGGCGGGCAAGCCGACGACGTTCACGCCGTCCGCGCACAACCACGTCATTGCTGACGTTACGGGGCTTCAGACCGCGCTGGACGGCAAGCAGACGGCGGGCAGCTACGCGGCGTCGGTCCACAACCACGTCATCGCGGATGTGACCGGGTTGCAGACCGCGCTGGACGACAAGGTCAACACCACCCACATCGGCGCGACCGGCGCGGCGCACGGCAACGCTTCGACCTCAATTGCTGGCTTCATGTCGGCGGCCGACAAGACGAAGCTCGACGCCCTGGCGACTGTGGCGACCACGGGCAGCGCGGCAGACCTGACGGGCAACCTCGCCGTGGCCCGTCTGGGCGGAGGCACCGGGGCCAGCGCGACGACCTTCTGGCGCGGCGACGGCACCTGGGCGACGCCAGCCGGCGGCGGCGGCGGTAGCGGCACCGTCACCAGCGTTTCGGTTACCACGGCCAACGGTGTTTCGGGTTCGGTTGCGACCGCTACCACAACCCCGGCCATCACGCTTACGCTGGGGGCCATCACGCCTTCATCGGTTGCGGCAAGCGGCACTGTAACGGGGTCCAACCTTTCCGGCACAAACACGGGCGACCAGACCATTACCCTGACGGGCGATGTGACGGGCAGCGGCACCGGCTCGTTTGCGACGACCATTGCCGCCAACGCGGTAACGAACACAATGCTGGCGGGCGGCATCGCCAACGCCAAGCTCACCAACTCCTCGGTCACGGTGAACGGCACCGCGATTGCGCTGGGCGCGAGCGGCACGATCACGGCGAACACGACCAACTCGCTCACGGCGGGTTCGGGCCTGTCGGGGACCGCCTTCAACGGCAGCGCGGCGCTGACTTGGACGCTGGCCACTGCCTACGGCGACACGGTCAACCCCTACGGGTCGAAGACGGCCAACTTCGTGCTGGCCGCGCCGAACGGCACCGCGGGCGTTCCGACCTTCCGCGCCCTGGTGGCAGCTGATGTGCCGACGCTGAACCAGAACACCACTGGCAGCGCGGCAACCCTGACCACCTCGCGCTCGATCACCATAACCGGCGATGTGTCGTGGACGGTGAGCTTCAACGGTTCAGGTAACGTCTCGGCGGCCGGCACGATTGCCAACAGCGCGGTGACGCTCGCCAAGATGGCGGACGTGGCAACCGGCACGGTGTTCTACCGCAAGACGGCAGCAACCGGCGCACCGGAAGTGCAGACCCTCGCCACGCTCAAGACCGACCTCGGCCTGACCGGCACCAATTCGGGCGACCAGACGATAACGCTTACCGGAGACGTTACCGGCTCTGGCACCGGCTCTTTTGCAGCCACCTTGGCCAACAGCGGCGTCACCGCCGGCACCTACCGCAGCGTCACGGTAAACGCCAAGGGTCTGGTGACGGGCGCGACCGCCAAGGAAGTGCCGGGTGTTCAGACCGTAACCTCCGCGTCTACGGTCACGCCGAACGCTGACACTGACGACGTTGTGTGCATTCAGGCGCAGGCCGTCGCTTTGACCCTCGCCGCGCCTAGCGGCACGGCGAGCGACGGCGAGAAGCTGGTCATCCGCATCAAAGATAACGGCACGACTCGGACGATCAACTGGAACGGTGTTTACGTCGCAGCTGGCGCGGCGCTGCCGGCCGCCACCACCGCGGGTAAGTGGCACCACGTCGGCTTCATCTACAACACCAACGCGGCGGCTTGGTTGTGCGTCGCAGCGGTGGTGCAGGCCTGATGCCTACGATCATCCTCACGGCTGGGACGGCGGTTACGCTGCCATCGGACTGGAATCCGGCGAACAACACCATCGAGGTCATCGGTGCTGGCGCTGGCGGCGGGCGTCGTACAGCAAATGCCGGCGGGCAGGGCGGCCCCGGTGGCGGCTACGCCAGGATAGCGAACTTCGGCACCGCCAATCAGTCACTGACGATCAGCATCGGCAGCGGCGGCGTCGGCACCGCCACTTCGGTCGGCACGGGCGGCAACACTTGGGTCAGCAACACCGGCTCCGCCCCGACCACGACCGGCCAAGGGGTTCTGGCCCGCGGCGGCGGCCAGTCGACCACCCAGGTCGGTACGACTACGTTCCTCGGCGGCTCAGGCGGCGCTGCGTTCAACTCAGGCAGCAACGACAGCGGCGGCGGTGGCGGCGGTGCGGCGGGCAAGACCAGCGTGGGCGGCAACGGCACTGCGGCAACGTCGGGAACCGCCGCAGGCGCGGGAGGTACGGCAGGGACCGGCGGCAGCTGGACCGCCGACAGCGTGTCGTTGAGCGGGACGGGCCTGGCCTTCATCTCGTCGGGCAACTCGGCTCCAAACGGCGCGGGCGGCGGCGGCGGCGCGGGCGGCGTCGGCGGCAGCGAGCCGGGAACGACAGGCGACCTTTATGGCGGTGGCGGTGGCGGCGGCAGCTACAACTCGGTTGACGTCGCCAGCTACAACGGCGGAAGCGGCCACAATGGTCTGGTCATCCTCACCTACACGCCGGCGCCGGCATCGACCGGCGGTATGTTCGCGGTGTTCTGAGGAGAGATGCAGTGACCCTTCAATCTTCTGGAGCGATCAGTCTCGCCAACGTGCAGACCGAGTTCGGCGGCGCAAACCCGATCTCCATGTCGGAGTACTACGCTGGCGGGACTTACGTCCCCAGCGGCACGACCGGCGTCAACGGCGCGGTCCCGACCAGCGGCGCTATCTCCGTGTCGAAGTTCTACGGCACGACCGCAGAACTGGTCACCATAACCGACGAGTTCATCACGTCGACCAGGGTAGCCTCGGGTACCGCGGTGTCGGCCTACGTTCTCAAGGCGACCGGCGACATCAACCAGATCGTCAACACCGACACGACCGACATCGGCGACTGGATCACGCCGAAGTCGTCCGCCAGCAACTTTGAGTGCTACGCGACCCTGAGTTCGGGGACGCTCTCCAGTGGCACGACAGGCTCCTGGCTGGCGCTCACGTCTGAACGCAGTTGGACGCGGAATCGTTCGACCACCGGCACCAGCACGGCTGTCATCGTCGTGGAAATCAGGAAGGTCGGCACCAGCACGGTTCTCGACACCGCGACCATCACCCTTGAAGCGAATTGGGAACCGTAAGATGTCCGACCACCCAAGCCCTGACGTACAACTCGCGCTGTTGGAGGCGGATGTCAGCCAAATGAAAGACGATGTGAAGGCGCTTCGCCAAGAGGTGAAAGACCTTCTTGACGCTTGGAAGACGGCGACTAATGTGTTGGCTTTCGTCAAGTGGCTGGCGGGTATCGGCACCGCGGCTGCTTTTTTGTGGGCCGTACTCAAGGCAAAGTTTGGCCTATGACTGACAGTGGTATCCCCAGCTGGATGCAGATCGCCAAGGACTGCGTGGGTCTGAAAGAGATCCCCGGCGCGAAGCACAACGGCGTCATCCAGGGCTGGCTGGCCAAGCTAGGTGCGTGGTGGCGCGATGACGAGACGCCGTGGTGCGGTGTGTTCGTGGCGCACTGCCTGCGCGAGGCGGGCCTGCCGGTTCCGCAGAACTGGATGCGCGCGAAGGCGTGGTCCGACTACGGCTCGCACCTGCGCAGCACCCACGTCGCCCCCGGCGCGATCTTGGTGTTCTCGCGCGTCGGCGGCGGCCACGTCGGGTTCTACGCTGGCGAGGACAGCACTCACTTCTACGTCCTCGGCGGCAACCAAGGCAACGCGGTGACGATCTCCAAGATCGCCAAGGTGCGTTGCATTGCTATCCGGTGGCCGAAGGGCGAGCCGGTCATCGGCGGGCCGAAGCGCCTGTCGCTCAAGGTCGGCACAACTACGAATGAAGCATAGGAGAACGAATATGTTTGCAGGATACAAGACCTACGTCACCGCAGGCGTTGCTGTGGTAACCGCAGTGGCTGCCTACCTTGTCGGCGAAGCCGACCTGATGCAGACCGCGCAGCTGGTCTTCACCGCGCTGCTCGGCGCGTTCATTCGCAACGGCATCCAGTGATCGGACTACTCAAGAAACTGTTCGGGCTGCTCGAGGCGTTTATCCGCCTCCGGGCAGACCGGCAGCTTCTCGGGGCCGGCGAGGCGCAGCAGCGCGACGCCGCTACTCAGGAGGTAATGAAACATGAAAAGCAAGCCCAAGAAGCTGTATCTGTGGCTGATCCCGCTCGCACTGAGCGGCTGCGCAACAAATACGACCGCGCCCGTGGCGCAGAACCCGATCAACCCGACAATCGTGACCAGTGACTACTGCCGCATCAACCAGCCGCTGACGTACGACAGCGCGGTCGATTCGCCGGAAACGCAGGCGCAGATTGAGCGGCACAACAGCCGGTACGCCTGCGTGTGTGAGGACGACTGCCCGCAGAAACCGGGTGAAACAAAGCCTATCCCGTGATATGGCGGGGTTGAAGAGGATTTAACGATGGGCCTTGAGACAGCGACCTACATCAACGGGCTGGTGGACACCAACCCCACGTCGTCTGACAACGCCAACCAGGGCGACAACCATCTGCGCCTGATCAAGGCGACGCTCAAGGCCACCTTCCCGAACATCACCGGGGCGGTGACGGCGACGCACACGCAGCTGAACACGGCGTACCTCCCGCTGGCTGGCGGGACTCTGACCGGCGCGCTTAACGGAACCGCCGCCACTTTCAGCGGCGCGGTGACCGGCGGGAGCTTCGTCGGCCCGCTCACCGGCAACGTCACCGGCAACGCCTCGACCGCCACGGTTCTCCAGACCGCGCGGACGATCAACGGCGCCAGCTTCAACGGTTCGGCCAACATCTCGTTCACGACCGACGCCACCGCCGAGGGCGCGACGAACCTGTACTTCACCAACGCCCGCGCCCGCAGCGCAATCAGCGTCGGCGGGTCGCTCTCGTACAACAGCGGCACTGGCGTCATCAGCTACACCACGCCGAACTCGGATGGCATCGCCGAGGGCGCGACGAACCTGTACTTCACCAACGCCCGCGCGCGGTCTGCGATCAGCGTCAGCGGCTCGCTCTCGTACAACAGCGGCACGGGCGTCATCAGCTTCACCGACGCGGTCACCAGCGTTGCCGGCAGGACCGGCGCGATCACTTTGGCCACGTCGGACGTAACCGGGCTTGACACTGCTCTCGCGGGCAAGCTCTCGACCAGCGGCGGCTCGCTCTCGGGCAACCTGTCGGTCACCGGCACGATCACCGCCACTGGCGACATCACCGCCTTCTCGGACGCCCGCCTCAAGTCGCACGTCGAGACGATCAGCGAGGCGATCTACAAGGTCAAGCAGCTGCGCGGTGTGAGCTACATCAGCAAGTTCAACATGGAACCGCGGATCGGTGTGATCGCCCAAGAGGTCGAGCGCGTCATCCCCGAGGTGGTTCACACCCACGGCGATGGCCTGAAGAGCGTGGCATACCAGAACCTGGTCGGCCTGCTGATCGAAGCGATCAAGGATCTCGAGTTGCGGGTCGCGGAGTTGGAGGGCCGCTAAATGGTGATGGTCCCGCTGCGGAGCATCGGCGCCGGGGGCTTGGTCCCTGACCAGCAGCCGTACGACGTGGAACTCACGCAGTTCCCGGCGGGCAACAATGTGCAGTTCTTCAACGGCCGCCTCGGCAAATCGCTGGGCTATGTTGACGTGGCCACGGTGGCCAACGCTCCGACCCATGTGGCCGGGTGGGCGGTCGACGGCAACAACAGCCTCGTCATCGGCACGAACAACAACCTCTACCGCTTCAACGGATCGACGGTATCCGACGTCACCGCGACGGCGTACCCCAGCGGCTACGCCAACAGCCCGCGGTGGCAGTCGTCCCAACTCGGCACCGGCTTTCTCGCCAACAACGGCAGCGACAAGCCGCAATACATGACAGCGGCGGGCAGCAACTTCGCCGACCTGACCAACTGGCCATCGGCGCTGCGCAGCAGCAGCATCCGGCCCTTCCTGTCGTTCCTTGTCCTCGCGGGCTACACAGACGGCTCGACCGAGTATCCGTATACGGTGCGGTGGTCGGACGAGTTCGACCCGACCTCGGTGCCGGGGTCTTGGGACATCACCAGCACCACCAACCTGGCTGGCGAGAACGTCCTGGGCGGGCGCCTCGGCCGCCTAGTGGACTCGCTGCCGCTGGCTGGCGTCAACGTCATTTATGCCGAACGCGGCGCGTACGCCATGAGCTTCATCGGCGCGCCGCTGGTCTTCACCTTCCGCGAACTATTCGACGACGGCGGCATCGTCAACCGTGGCGCTGCCTGTGTGTTCGACAACCGCCACTTCGTGGTCGGCCGCGACGACATCTACATCCACGACGGCTCGTCGAAGCAGTCGGTGGCGACGAAGCGGGTCAAAAACACCTTCTACAGCGAAATCGCCGACACGCGCAGCGTCTTCGTCGTCAACGACGCGCCGAGCAACGAGATCTGGATCGGCTACGCCGACAAGAACTCGAGCAACGCCGAGACGGCTAACCGCGCGTTGGTGTGGAACTACAGCAACGATGCGTGGACTTTCCGCGATCTGCCGAACGTGCGGTCGATGTGTGTCGGCCCCGCCATCGGCGGCGGCGGCAGCGGCACTGGCTCGACGTGGGACGACCTCGGGGTCGTCTGGGACAGTTGGTCCTTGCTGTGGTCGGATCTCGGTGCGGACACCCAGGCCAAGAACACCCGGCTGTTCTCCGCTGGATATGGCGCGTCAAAGATCCACGCCCACAACGAAACATACGGTGCAGCGGGCGCCGGGTATCTCGCGTTCGTGGAAGCCAGCAAGATTGACCTCGACGCCGTGTTGCAGCGGCCGGTCGAGCGCGTCATCCAGATCAAGCGGATCGTCCCGCAGATGAAAGGCACTGGCACCGTCCTGATCAAGGTCGGGTCGTCCAACTCGCCGCAAGGGCCGGTGACGTGGAAGACCACGAAGAGCTACGACGTCGAGAGCGATTACAAGGTCGACACGCGCGTTTCCGGGCGCTATCTTGCATTGAGGATTGAATCTTCCGACGTTGCAGGTTATTGGCAACTGGGTGGATTTGATTTGGACGTAGAAGAGGTGTCGGAGCGGTGAGTTACGTCCCCGCGCCAACCCTCGCTAAAACGGTCGAAGACTTGCGCCGCTGGGCGACACTGGAACTCCAACGTGTCGCCGATAACTTCAGGGCCGCGCAAACACCAACGATCCCGCTTCTTTATGCCGTTCCCGATAAACCGACCGATGGCCAGTTGGCCAGGGCGGATGGAACGGCATGGAATCCTGGTAGTGGTCGCGGCATCTATTGCTACGACAACGGTGTTTGGAAGTTCCTCGGGTAGGGTAAAAGTATGGCGTTTCTTGGAATCGGCGGTAGCAGTTCAAACAACGTCTCTTCGGGCGTTCAGGGGAACTACGCGCTTGGCGAGAACATCAGCCAGAGCGGCTCGCAGCAGGGGTCGGACTCCAGCAGCACCGGGATTAATTTCTCGCAGACCGGCCAGAGCATCTACGGCGGGCAGCAGCCGTACATCAACGACATCTACGCAAATGCGGCAAATCTATACGGCAACTACGGGATGCCGGATCGGCAAGTCGCCGGCCTGAACCCGATGATGGCCGCGAACGCTGGCTTCGCCACTGGCGGCGGCAACGACATCTACACCCAGCAGCTGATGTCTTCGCTGGGCAACATGGGCGGCTACGGCGCGGCGGCCAACACGGCTAACCGGATGTCTGGCGGCAACGCCTACGGCGCACCGATGACCAATGGGTTGAACTACGCCGCTCTCGCTGGCGCGGTTAACAACCCGTGGCTCGACGGCCAAATCGACGCGGCCAGCCGCGACGTGGTCCGCAACCTGAACGAGAACCAGCTGACCGGCAACGCGGCGATGGCCGCAGGCACTGGCAACAGCGGCTCCAGCCGCCGCGCAGTGATGGACGCCATTGCCGTGCGCGGCACGGCCGACCGCGTGGCCGACATCGGGTCCACGATGCGCGGCCAGGCATACTCGCAGGGCCTCGGCCTCGCCAACACCACGGCACTGGCGAACCAGAACGCGATGCTGGGGACCAACGCCCTCAACGCCAACCTGATGGGCCAGGGCGCGCAGTTGAATTACAACATCGGCCAGGCGGGCAGCACAGGTCTGCGCGACGCCTACGGCACGGGCGCGAACAACGCTGGCATGGTCAACGATACCGGCGCGATGTTGCGGCAGTACCAGCAGCAGCTGCTGGACACGAACTACAGCAACCAGATGAACCCGTACAACTCGCTCCAGATGTACAAGTCGTTCATCGGCGACCCGACCGTGCTATCCAGCGGCACCAGCTTTGGCCTCGACCGCTCGAACAGCAACAGCTTCGGCAACAGCTTCAATAACTCGTACAGCTACGACCAGAGCGCCGGCCAGAGCTTCAACTCTGCCACCGGCAACAGCAAGTCGTTCAACGCTAGCGTGGGCTTCGGCAAATGAACTTTGGATCGATCTTCAAGACGCTGTTCGGGACTGCGAAGAGCGCGAACGAGCAGCAGGGCGGCCAAGGGGCTTCGGCGATGGCCGACGCGCTGGCCCGCTCGTTCTACGAAGCCAACCAGGGCGGCGCGACGGACGGCAGCGGCCTGACAGACATGGCGCGGCTTTGGGACAGCACTAGCGCTCAGCCCGCGCCATCCGCCGCACCCGCAGCGCAGGGCGGCGTATCGCCGTCGACAATGCGGCTGATCGCCCCGCCGCAGGCCGGCAATTTCAACATCACTGCGCCGCAGGGCAGCAAGGCGAAGAACTACCGGCCCGCGATGATGTCGATGGACGCGCCAGGGCCTAGCGCCCTGGCGAACCTCGGTCTGCTGCCGCAGCGCGCCGCGCCGTTCCAGATCACTGCGCCGCAGGGAACCAAGTCGAAGAACTACCGGCCTGCGCAGATGGTGATGAACGCGCCGTCCGCAGTCGGCCCCGATGCAATGATGCAAGTGCTGGACATGATGCGCCCGCAGTCGCCGTTCGGCACCAACGGGCGGGGGTAACCGATGTCTAGGCCGATGGCCCCTCTCTACGACACTGTCGAACAGGTCGAGAGCCGCGGCAATCAAAACGCGGTCAGCCCGAAGGGCGCCCGTGGCGTGATGCAGTTGATGCCAGGGACGATGCGCGACCCCGGATTCGGCGTAACGCCGCCGCGCGACAACTCGGAAGCCGAGAACCGCCGCGCGGGCCGTGAATATCTGGACGCCATGCACAACCGCTATGGCGACCCAAAGCTGGCGCTGATGGCCTACAACTGGGGGCCAGGCCGCGTTGATACATGGATCAAGAACGGCCAGAACCAGAACGCCGTCCCGAAAGAAACTAGGGACTATGTACGGAAGATCATGGGTGGAAATATGGCATTGAACGGACCCACTCAAGCGCCAGCCGGTCAGCCGGTCCTGCTGGCCCAGCAGCCGCCCCGCGACCCCGTGGCGCCGATCCTCGCGCAGAACCCGAACGCGCCGGGACAGATCCAGTCGCGCCCGGTCCTCACCGACGCGATGGTCAACGAGGCGATGGCGCCCCAGACCAACGCCGCCGAGAACAGCGTGGCGATGCAGCAGCTGAAGGCGCTCGAAGGAAACATCGACGCCAACGTCCGCGCGAAGCAGGCCGCTCTGCTCGGCCCCGAGGCTGCTCAGTTCGCGCAGCAGAACAATCTCGCCTTCAACGACCCGCGCGTCCTCGAGATGGCGGGCAAGAAGAACGTCAACCCGCTCCAGAAGGGCCTGTCGATCCTGCAAGGGATCATCGGTACGCCGCTTGGCATCATCGGCAACGCGCTTGGCGAGAACATCGACTACACCGCCGCGTTCACGCCGGAAAAGACCTACCGCACCCGCGCGCAGGCGGCTATCGCCGCGCTCGATGCTCAAGGCCTGGAGGCCAAGAAAGAGATTGCCGGGATGCGTCAGGACACGCGCCAGTCAATCTTCTCGGCCGTCGCGCCCGCGGTGCAGAGCGCCTACAACCTGAACACCGAACAGGGCAAGGCCAACATCGGCAATACGACCGAAGAGCAGATCATCAACGACACGCTGCGCAAGAACGGTTTCGTCGACCAGTACGGCAACGTCGACCGCTCATCCCCGCAGGCGCAGCAGTTCATTCTCAGCCTGAAGCAGCAGATGTCGGTCGCCGAGAACACCGGCAAGCCCGACCCGAACGCCGGCATCGCCGCCGCGCTCTCTGGCCTCACCACCGCGTTCACGAAGGGCCGCGACGACAAGTGGGGCGACCTAGACGCGAAGTGGCAGTCCGACACGCTGTTGTCAGCGCAGACCGCCTCGGGCCAGATCAACTCGGCCGAGTCGCTGCTGGCGGCCTCGCGCCGCCTCGGCGATGTGAACTACGGCGGCCTCGTCGGCGACGCCAAGCGCGAACTGCAAAACTCGCTGGCCTCGCTCGGCTACAAGTCTGAGGATATCAGCAACGCCGCCGTGGTTGACGGCCTGATCACCCAGCAGGCTTTGCCGCGTATGCAGATGCTGGGCGGCAACGACTCCGAGAAGGAGCTGACGATGATCACCAACTCGCTGGGCGGCAGCAAGTCGACCTTCGCCGCCCGCGAGACGGCGCAGCTGTCGAACCTGGCATCGCTCCGGGCGCAGAAGGAGTACGGCGACAACTTCCTGAAGTACGTCAATCGCGTTGGACGCCAGAGCGCCAACCAGATCGACTTCATGCAGTCGGACGAATACAAGGGCTTCACGCAGAAGAAGCTCTTCCAGTTCGAACCGCGCATCCTGCCTTCGCTTGCGCGTCTCGACCCGAAGCGGTATTCGAACTTTGCGTTGGTCAATGGCCAGGTTTACGTTAAGACCGGGAAGAACGCGGTGCCGATCACCTCGCTCTCGCAGGAGCAAATCAACCGCGCGATGGGGAACTAACCGATGCCCAACCCTGACGGCTCACTCACTCCCGCGGAGTTCGAACAGGCCCGCCAGCAGATGCTTGGCGGGCAGCAGTCTGCCGCCCAGCCGCAGCCAGGGATTGATGCGTCGGTGTCGTACGACCCGGCTGAGTGGAAAGACGGCGTCTACGTCGGGCCGCAGGGCGGCGAGATCTCGCTCGACGAGTTCCGCCGCGCCCAGCAAGTCGACAACGCTGACGCGGCCATCGCGCAGCTGCCGAAGAACCCGAAGGCCGACCAAGGCGGCTTCATGGGCTGGGTCACCGGCAACAGCCGCCAGGAGTACGACATCCCCGAGTTCAGCCCTGGGCTGGGTGGTCAACTGGCCACGTCCACGGCCCTCGGCGACGAAGGCAAGATGGGCATCATCCAGAAGATGTATGCCGACGAGGCCCCGACCTTTACCGCCGACAAGTTCGGCAACATCATGGTGTCGTTCGGCGCGGGCGCGAACGAGGGTAAGACGTTCTACGTCAACCAGCCGGGGTTCTCGGCGCAAGACGCCACCACGCTCGGCACCAACCTCGCGATGACCGCCATCCCCGGCGGCCTCGCCGCGCGCGGCGCCCTCGGGCTTGGCCTCCGCGGCACGCTCGCAGTGGGCGGGTCTGCGGCGGTCGGCGCTATGGCTGGTGACACCGCCCGCCAGGTGGCCGGCAACGCGATGGGTGACACCAGCCGCAACGATAACCTGGTCCCCGGCATCGACCTACCCGAGATGATCACGGCCGGGGCTGGCGAAGGCCTCGGCGCTGGCGTGGGCTACGCCGCGTCGACATACCCGCGCCTCGCGGGCGCCCCCGCCGACGTGGTCCAGAACGTGCGTGACGCGGGAGTGTTGTCGGAGAACACCGGCATCCCGTTCACCCGCGGTCAGGTCATCAACACCCCAGCCGCGCGTACGCGGATGAGCAACCTCGGAGAGTACCCGCAGACCTCTGGCGAGATGACCGACGCACTGGCCGCGCAGACGACGAAAACCAAGACGGCGGTGGAGCAGATCGTCAATCCGCCGACGACTGGCCCCGGCATCCTGGCCGACACCCGTGCGCAGAACGCCGCGGCCGCCGTCGTCAAGAACGCCAAAGATGCCCGCAAGGCCGCAGCCGACCCGGCCTACGCCGCTGCGCTCGACTCCAACCCGCCAGTCGACACGACGCCGCTGGTCGCGAACCTCGAGAAGGTCCGCAACGGCTTGACGAAGAACGACCCGCTGCGCCCGACGCTCGACAAGGCGCTCGAGGACTTGAACGCTGGCGATATGTGGCAGCTGACCCCGCGCCAGCTTCAGGGCGTCCGCATCGCCACCAACGACGCGCGCGAAGAGGCACTGCGGCAGGGCAAGAACGGTCTGGCCAACAGCCTCAAGCCGGTGGTCGACGAGATCACGACGTTCATCGAGGGCAACGCCAAGGGCTACACCGCCGCTAACCAGCTGTGGACCGATCTGACCAAGCCGATTGACCAGCTTGAGGGCAGCGCCATCGGCGCCTTGGCGAAGTCGGATTCGTTCACCCTTGGCAAGTTCACTGAGCGCCTGTTCGGTGAGAACAGCGCGCTGAAGGGCCAGCGGCAGTTCGTCAAGGAGAACCTCGACAAGGTCGACCCGACGATCTACCCCGATCTTGCCCGCGCCGAATTGCAGCGGCGCTTGTCGCTGATTCCTGACTACGGCATGGGCGGCGGCGAACGCAATGTCCCCGCGCAGCTGAACAAGGCCCTGTTCGGGACCGAGGCATCGCGCGATATGTGGAAGCAGGCGCTACCCGGCATGGAGCAAGCCATCGACGACCTGGCCGACGCACTGGACATCGCGGCGCGCGGCCGCGCCAAGGAGTCTGGGACCGTCGCCAAGGGTGCGGAAGCCGACGCGGCCACCAGCGCCGTGGAAAAGGCCCGCCTGCGCGACACGACCGTCTACGGGACGTTGCTGTCTGCCGCCCGCTGGGCGGTAACGAAGACCGCGGAGAAGGCCGGCGGACCTTTCACCACCCGCATTCGCCAAGGGCAGTTGGCCGAAGAGGTCAACGTCAACTTCCCGAAGGCGGCCGACGATCTCCTCGAGGAGATGCGCAAGTCGAACAAGGCGGCCGACCGCGCCATCGTTGCCTTCATCCAATCCGCCAAGCAGTACGCTGCATCTGAACCGGACCCGGAGGACAAGCCCAAGGCGAAGCAGGGCGTCCTCGCGCAATAACAAAGAAAGCCCCAATGGATGGCACTGACTGACGACGAGTTTATCGCCGCGTGGCACCGCGCAGACTGTTCACCCGCCCAAGTTGCCAAGCTGACCGGCCTCCACGTCCGCGGGATCTACGGCCGCCGCAAGCGCCTCGCGGAGAAGGGCGTCATCCTGCCGTCGATCCCGACCAGCGCGGGCGGCGAAGCAGCCAACGTCTACACGACCGACGCTGCGCGGGCCTACGCCCGTGAGCGCACCGCCGAAGTCCACGAAGGCACGGTGATCGTGTTCTCCGACGCACACTTCTGGCCTCAGCCGCGCACCGTGGCGAACAACGCGCTGCTGGAACTGATCCGCGACCTGAAGCCCCGGCGCATCGTCGCCAACGGCGACATCTTCGACGGCGCTGGCCGGATCTCGACGCACCCGCCACTCGGCTGGGCCAAGGTTCCTTCGCTTCAGGAAGAGATCGAGGCCTGCCAGGAGCGGATGCACGAAATTGAGCTTGTGGCCCCGCGTGGCTGCGCGCTGGATTGGAACGTCGGCAACCACGACACCCGCTTCGACAAGAAGCTGGCCGCCATCGCTGGCGAGTACGAGGGGCTGGTCGAGCGGCTCGAGGACAAGTTCAGTTCTTGGGACTTCGCCTGGTCGCTGCGCCTCAACGGCAACGTGATGATCAAGCACCGCTACCACAACGGCATCCACGCCACCTACAACAACACCCTGAAGAGCGGCATGAACATCGTCACTGGCCACCTTCACCGGCTGGCCGTGACGCCCTGGGCCGACTACAACGGCCGCCGCTACGGCGTCGACACAGGCACTCTGTCGGATCCGCTGGCGCCGCAGTTCGACTACGGCGAGAACAACCCGACGCCGCACACCTCGGGCTTCGCCGTGCTGACCTTCCGCGGTGGCAAGCTGCTGCCGCCTGAACTCGTCGAGGTTCACGACGGTGCCGCTTACTTCCGCGGCGAGGTGGTGTACCAGAATTGAACCATCGGCCTCTTAAACACCTGATCTACAACGAAATCCTGCCCATGATGAAGGGCATGAGGAAGCACCCCATTTTTCGTCACAAATCATCAACTTGGGGGTTGTAAACGTCAGGTTTCTTGGTACAGTAGCACCATTGGTAAGTCGTTGATTTGCCACTGTGCAACACGCCAGCCAACGCTGGCACTGTACCAAGGAGTGTACCGATGGCCGTTATCCAGAAGCGCGGGGACAGCTACCGCGTCCTGATCCGCAAGAAGGGTCAGAAGCCGATTTCCAAGACCTTCAAGCAGAAGGCAGTGGCCCAGCGGTGGGCCGACCAGACCGAGTACGAGATGTCCATCGGCGCGCTGGCTGGCGCACCCGACAAGGCCACCGTGGCCGACACCATCACCAAGTACGTCCAGCGCATGGCCCAGATCGGCAAGCCGATCTCGCACAAGAAGGACTTGCTGCTGCGCCGGGTGTCCGAGCAGATCGGCGAGAAGCGCCTCGAGGAACTGACCACCGAGGTGCTGGTCGACTGGGTGGCCGGCATGAAGGTCTGCCCCAGCACCCGCCAGGGGTATGTGATCTCGTTCCGCACCGTCCTGACGACGGCCGAGACGCTGTGGGACGCCACGCCCAACCTCAAGGCCTTTGAGAAGGCATCGGTGTTCATGCGCAAGCACAGCATCACTGGCGAGTCCGAGAGCCGCGACCGCCGGGTGACCGACGCCGAGCTTGAGGCCATCCTGGCCGCGATGGTGGCGCCCCGCCTGCCGTACCGCGACATCCTCTACTTCCAGCTGCACAGCGCGTTCCGCATCGGCGAGACGTGCCGGCTGCGCTGGGCCGACCTCAACGAGGAAGACCGCACGGTCGTCATCCGCCAGCGCAAGCACCCGAAGAAGAAGACCGACGAGGTGGCCCCGCTGCTCGAGGCCGCGTGGGAGATCATCCAGCGCCAGCCGCGCGGTGGCGAGTTCATCTTCCCGTACGAGCCGAACACTATCTCACACGCCTTCGCCGACTTCGCCGAGGGCGCCGGGGTCGAGGACATCCACGTCCACGACATCCGCCACGAAGCGATCAGCCGCCTGTTCGAGATGGGCTTCGACATTACCGAGGTGCGGCTCTTCTCTGGCCATAAAGACCTGAAGATGCTCCAGCGGTACACCCATCTGCGGCCGCGCGACATCCGCCAAGGCCCCGTGGCGATCCGCCGCTACCACGAACAGATGGCAGCGGCTGGGAACGTGGTGCCGATCAACCGCGCCGCGTGATCGCCTTGAGGCCTTCCGCCCGTCGTGAAGCAAAGAACTGCTCCACGACGGCGCGGTCGGCCACCACACGCTTGGGTCAGCCGCTTTGCGAACTCCATGGTCAGCAACACTCCTGCACTGCCAGCTATAGAAACAAGTATTGGTTGTATCATCGGTCACTTCTTCAATTTCTGCAAGTTCTTCACTGCCTCCAACAGGTCTTGCTGCGTTGCATCTTTTTTAGCCAAGGTGGCATAGACCGCGTCATCCACAGTGCCGGTCGCGAGTAGGTGGTAGACCAGCACTGGCTTTTCCTGCCCTTGGCGGTGGAGCCGGCCGTTGAACTGCGAGTACAGTTCAAGGCTCCACGGCAAACCGAACCAGACAATCGTGCGCCCTCCGTGCTGCAAATTAAGGCCATGCCCCGCGCTGGCTGGATGAGCCAGCAGCATCGGGATCTTTCCGGCGTTCCAGTGATCTATCGTGGCGGGGTCTTTGCCCAGAGCCACGGCGTGAGGGAACCTTGCCTGCAAACGAGCCAGGTCAGACTTGAACTGGTATGCGACGAGAATAGGCTCGTCGGTCTGCTCTGCTATTTCAGCCAGGGCGTCCAGCTTGTCGTCTTGGATGACTTCCCAGCCGCCTTCGTCGAGGTACATCGCGCCGTTGCACAGCTGAAGCAGTTTGTTGGCCTGCACGGCTGCGTTGACGGCGGTGATCTCCCCGCTCTCCAGACTGAGAATAAACTCGGCCTGAAGTGTTTTATATTGCGTGACCACTTTTGGTGCGAGCGTGATGCCGATCACACTGTCGACGCGATCTGGAACGGACAGGTAATCGTCTGCTTTCATCCTGAGTGCGATGTCCGCTACGGCGCCGTGGAGCTTGCCGACCCGTTCAGGCTTGACTTCCCACTGGTTCCACTGCGGATTACCGACCTGGCGGCAGAACTTTTCCAGAAACACACCTTTGGTCTTGCCGAGCCGTTCACCGCGGTCGAGCAGATAGATCTGCGGCCAGATGTCGATCAGGTTGTTGGCGGCTGGCGTGGCGGTGAGTTCGACCACGCGCTTGATCTTGGGCAGGACTGAGCGCAGCGCCCGCCACCGCTTGGCCTGCGTCGACTTGAAGGCAGAGGACTCGTCGATCACGACCATGTCGTAGGGCCACTTCTGGCCCCAGAACTGGACGAGCCACGGCACCATCTCGCGATTGATGATCGTCAGTTCAAAGTCGAGACACTTGGCCCGCGCCTCGCGCACCTTGGCGCTGACGCCAGCGAGTTGGTTGACCTCGAGGTGCTTCAGGTGGCGCCATTGGCGGATCTCGTTCGGCCAGGTCGACAGCGCCACGCGCAGCGGGCCGATGACTAGCGCGCGTTGCACCTGTTTGCTGGCAGTCAGATCGGCGATGGCCGTGAGCGTCGACACCGTCTTGCCAAGGCCCATGTCGAGCCAGAGCGCGCAGCCCGGTGTGTCCTTGATGAAGTCGACGGCTTGGGCCTGGTAGGCGTGGAGATCAGAGCGAGAGAGCATCGACGGCGCTTTCGACGGAATCGCAGACGTGGACGACCATGAAGTGTTCGCGCAGCTTCTTGATCGTGTGGGCTTGCAGCTGCGTCGGCTTCTTGCCGGGGGCCTTGAACTCGATGAACACGATGGTGCCGTCCTTGATGAAGATCCGGTCAGGGACACCGCGCACCGATGGCGACACCCACTTGAACACCAACCAGCCGTGCTTCTTGGCCAGATCGACGACCTTCTTCTCGATGTCCTTCTCGCGGATCACTTACGGTACCTTTCGCATTCAAACCCCTCTGCATCCATCGGCAAGCCGGCGGCCCAGTCGGGCAGTTCACACATGGTTGCTTCCATCTCGGCCAGTGAGCCACTGCCTATCGGCATCTCGCAGATCACTTCGTCATGAATAGACGCGACGGTCTGATAACCCTTGGCCTCGAGCCGCAGCATCGCCTCGGCCAGCAGATCGCGCGCGACGGCCTGGGTGACGTTCTCGCAGAGCTTTCCGCCATAGGTGTTCAGCTGCGCCCAGCGCCCGCCCAACTTGCTGTCCGTACCCCAGAACTCGAGGCCATCGGAGCCGTTGCGCGGCTGGTAGTAAGCCAGCCGGCGGCCGCTGGGCAGCTTGGCGAACAGGAAGTCGCCGACGACGCGGAAGGTGATCGGCCCAGCCTCAAAGTCGTGGCCTTTGTGCCGCACCGCGTTCGTCGCAGCCGCCTCGAGCGCGTACCAGAACCGCACGATCTTCGGGTGGGCCTTGCGCCACTTCACCTTGATCTCGTCGGCCGCTTTATCCTCGATCTCGACGCGGTAGGCCTTGGCCATCGTCTGGAACGCGCCAACGCCGCCCTGGTAGCCCAGCGCCAGCACGGCGACCTTGCCGATTTGGCGTTCGTCCTTGTCCTTCGGCGTGATCTTGCGCCCGTAGATCCCGGTGGCCGCGTGGCAGTAGATGTCACCGCCGTTGCGAAACACGTCGAGCGGCCCCTGCTCGTCGGCCAGCCACGCGAGGACGCGCGCTTCGATGGCGCTGAAGTCCGATACGAGCAGGCGGTTACCCTTGGCCGGCACGATCATGCCGCGCAGGCACGACGACAGCGCCGCCATCGGGTCGCCGTACAGCGCCTCGATCAGGTCGGGGTCTTGGTGCCTGAACAGCTTGATGCAGTTGTCGGTATCGCCGAAGGCAGGGCGCGGAAGGTTCTGCGGCTGGAAGCCGCGACCGGCCCAGCGGCCAGTCTGCGCGCCGTGGTACGCGAACACGCCGCGAGCGCGGTGGTCGCGGTCGGACGCGAGGTTCTGCATGGCGGCGTACTTCGACGTGGACGCCTTGCCCATCGTCTGGCGGATCTCCAGCACCTGGCGCACATCGTCGGGCAGGGCAGGGTCGGCCAGAGCCTCAAGCACCGCGCTCTTGTCGTAGCCGGTGAGGGTGTAGCCGCGTGACTGCGCCCACGCCATCACCCTGGCCCGTGAGCCGACATCCGGCAACACGCCGCCGCTGATCTCCTGCGCGCGGGCGTTGAGCGTCTCGGCCGTCCTGAAGATCAGGTTGATGGCGTGGTCGACACTGGCCGCGTCGATGCCCAGCCCGCGCCAGTTGATCTCCTGATCGAGCAGCCAGACTTGGCGCTCGCGCTCCGACATCGGCTTGTAAGGTGTCAAGTGACGCTTGACGGCTCGCTCAGTCTCAACGTCCTGCTTGCAGTAGCTGTAAAGCTCGTCGAGCAGTTCAGGGTCGCGCCGACGTTCGCCGCGGTACGGCTGGCACAGGCGCTGGATCAGGTAGCGGCCGCGCGTGTCCTTTTGTTCGGCCAGATGCAACACTTGCGCGCACTGGCCAAGCGCGCGGGGCAGCGCGAGGGTGGCTGCGAGCGCGGCGGTGTCGTTCCAGTGCGACGGGCCTGGGATCGCAACGTCGTGCCTTGGTTCAAGGACGTGTTCCCAAATCGCACGTTCAAACGCGGCGTTCCATGCCCACCAATCGGCTGCGCCGCTGTACACCGCCTGAGACAGGCGGTCAGGAAACGGCTGGTCGGGCGTCCACAGCTGCGGCTCTTCGTCGTCGTCGATGGCCCACGCCATGCAGATGACTTCGGTCGACGGGTGGGCGGCGTAGTTGTAGCCGCCAGCGGTCTTGATGTCGCATTCGCTGTAGGTTTCGAAGTCGATGCTGATAGCTACCACTGTTCACACTTTCTCTGCGCCGAGTTCGCGCAGCACTTTTCGCAGATCACATACCTTGTTCTTGGTGGCGCGGAAGTCCGACGCGGTCAAGGACATGGTGACGAATCGACTTCCTCTGGGTGTCTCAACCACTAGGCGGGTGTGCTTTCCGCCGTGTTCAAAGCGGTGGCCAGTGACGCCATGCCAGCGGTCTAACTCTTTCAGCAGTTCCTTTTGGGTGTGTCGGTCCATCGTTCAATCTTTCGCGGTTGGGAAGTGTCCCGGCAGGCCCAACCCCACCGGGACACCAAGGATCACGACAGGAAGTCGTCGTCCTCTTCCTCGATCTCGCCGAACACGTCAGCGGTGACCTTCTTGCCGCCGAAGGACTCGCCGTCCTTCACGAACTGCACAGCGTCGAGCGTGGCGTTCACGCGCTTGCCCCACTGGTTGTCCTGCGCCCACAGCGAGATCGCTGCGTTGACATAGCAGCCGGCGTAGGGCTTGCCGTCTTCTTCGGCCAGCGGGTTCTTCTTCTGGTCGACGATCACCGGGCGGACCTTGGTCGAGGCCGAGACGAACATGGCACCGTCGTAGCCGTCGTAGTCCTTCTCTTCGCCGTCACCGAGGCAGAGCTTCAGGCCCTTCGGCACCTTGCCCTTCCACTTGTCTTCGGCCACCGCGTTGATGGCGGCTTCCAGCTTCTTGATCTGGTCAGCCTGTTCTTCCTTGTCGAGCAGGAAGTTCGCGTTGAAGCGCGGCTCCTGGCCCTGCTGGAAAGCCTTGGCGGTCCAGATCTGCGGGAACGAAAGGCGGACGTTCTTCAGCACAATTGCAGTCATTTCACTTTTCCTCGTTGAAAAGATCCACGGCCCCTTCGCCATAGGCGGGCCGAGGATCGGTGTCTGGCGCAAGCGTCGGCTTGCCCCGTGGCTTGACGACGAGACTTGCGATCTCGCCGGCTTTCGCCCTCCCCAGAACCTTCTCGGCCTGAGTGGGGGAAATCAGTTTCTTGGTGTAGATGGCGTCGTTGCCAAGTCCGGCCTCGGCCAGGCAACGTGCAACGAGCGCCTCGTCAGGTTCCCACTGGCGAACGCTGCGGCCCTCGACCAGCTTGTAGCCGGGGATCACACCGCCATGCGCCAGCGTGGTCTGGGCGTACTCCTCGACATCGTTGGCCCACGACTTCAGCAGCGGCAGCTTCGGCAGCAACGCGGCGACCTCTTCGGCCGACATCAGGTGGACCATCGGCACGAAGAGCGGTGCCTCGAGGTCGTCGAAGCGCGACAGCGACAGTTCGTAGTTGTGCTTGGCCAGCGCCTTGCACGTCGACCGCGCCTTGCACCACTGGCACGTCTTCTGCCCCGGATTGAACTCGGGCGTCTTGGCTGTCGCCTTCTCGGCTGCGGGCTTCACCACATCGGCCGCCCAGTTCAGCAGTTCGGACACCGTGATGGTGTATTCGCTGACGTGGTCGAGCCGCGGCTGGTGGATGTGCAGCGCGAAGGTGTCGATCTCGTAGATGTGGCCGTAGGTCTGCCACACGCCGAGGGCGTACATCATTGCCTGCTCGTTCTTGTAGGCGTCGACGCGGACGCCCTGGCCGAACTTCAGGTCGATGACGTGGCACAGGCCATCGCCAATCACGATGGCGTCCGAGGTGCCGAAGCCACCCGGCACCCAGTGCGTGAATTCCACGCGCTGCTCGATCAGCATCGCTTCCATATTCGGATGCGCGCGGACGCCGCGGACGTAGTCGACGTAATCGGCAACGTGGTGCGCCATGTCGGCGGTGACCTCGACGCCCTCGAGCGTGTCGCCGATCATCTCGGACGGGTGCAGATCCTCGCGCAGGCACCACTCGGCCAGTGCGTGAGCGGCCGTGCCTTCGCGGGCGAACTCGCTGCCCTCGTCGACCAGGTCGGCTTCGAGGATCACGCTGCCAGGGCAGCGCAGCCAGCGGTGGGC